CCCGTGGCGAAAAAAGGCGTAAGCTTTAAAAACCTGAACCAATTCAACGTCGACATTCAGAAATTCAAGGACTTGACGGCAGAAAAGCATAGGCTGCTGCTGAAGAAAGTCGCGTTTCAGTTGCTGTCGCTTATCGTCGAGAAAAACCCGGTAAAAACCGGGCGGTCACAGAATAACTGGCAGGTGGCCGTCGACAAGGGCACCGGAACCGCGGCGCTTGAGATCGAAGGTACGAAAAAGATCATACAGCCGGACGCGCTCGCGGCGCTGGATGATATCGTGGCGTACTCAACCGTTATCCTGTACAACAACGTCGAGTATATTGTGGCGCTGGAAAAGGGTAGCAGCACGCAGGCACCCGCCGGAATGGTGGCGGTATCGATTGAAGAAGTTCAAGCGCAGTTCGCTTAATCACAATTACATGATATTTTCCGCGAAATTAATCACATTTTCGCACATCTTCTTGCGTTTTAATGTTATAGACTGGTAAAATAGTAAGTTATGGGACATTCAGCAGATGCAGACACAATCCGACAACGTTTTGACGCTTTATGGCCCGTCGAACAACCTACCATAACCCATACATACGGGGACGTTCAAACGACGCCGCCGGAAAATGAAGCATGGGTTCGGCTGAACATACTTTCCGGGGCACAGACACAAGTGTCTATGGGGAAGTTGCGTCGGTTCCGCCGCGTGGGCGTCATGGTTGTTCAAATATTTGTTCCCGCCGGGAGCGGGGACGGCACGGCAAGAGAACTGGCTGACAGCGTCGCAGACATTTTTCAAGGCCGTACAGTATCAGGCGTAATATTCCGCGGGACGGGGTTGACACGCGTCGGAATCGACGGGGCATGGGTTCAATATAATGCGTCAACGCCGTATCAGGCTGACGACTTGATTGCCATTACCTAATTTAAACGCATAGGAGACAACACAAAATGTCTGATTCAAGTTCAGTTCAGTTGTTCTTCGTCAACGAAACAGTATGGGGCGAAGTCCCCGTGGCAAGCCCGGTAGTGTTTTCGGAATTCCGTTTCACTAACGAATCATTGACGCAGAACACAGAAACCGCCCAGTCCGAAGAAATTCGAAGCGACCGCATGGTTTCTGATATCATCCGGACGCAGGTAGGCGCGGGCGGCGACGCCGGCATCGAGCTATCGTACGGTTCTCACGACACGCTGTTTGTTGGCGCGCTGTATGACGACTGGTCGACTGAAGTCAACGCCGTAGGCGTAGGCATCACGATTTCGTACCCGTCGCCGGAAAACAACACCGGTATTCTAACGCACACGTCGGCCGACAGTCCGGACCCGTACCTGAATGTTGTCGTGGGACAGCACTTGCGGCTAGACGGTTCGCTGGCATCACCGACGAACGACGGCGTATACAAGGTTGTGGCGAAAGACACCACGGCGTCGCCGCAGACTATCACAGTCAGCCCGGCACCGCCCAGCGCAGAAGCAATTGCTTCCGCAAACCTTCGCGGCCAGTATATCAGTAACGGCACGACCCGCAAGTCGTTCCAAATCGAAAAACTGTATTCTGACCTGTCACCGTTGCAGTACCAGCGCTTCAGTGGTATGCGCGTCGGCTCAATGGACCTGAACATCGCGCCGGGCGCGATCATAAACGGTTCGTTCACGTTCCAGGGCAAGGAACTTATTGCCAGTTCGGCTTCCGCGGGTTCTTCTACCGTGGCCGTATCGGCGAACGACGTAATGTCGGCCGTTGACAACATCACTGACATTCGCATCGACGGCGTCGAAATTGCGGACGCAGCGGCGTGTTTCACAAACGTTCAGTTCACCGTCGAAAACAACCTTCGCGATCAGCCGTGCATCGGTTCGCTGGCGCTGGGCGGAATCGGCATCGGGCGTACGAACGTAAGCGGCACGATCGAAGCGTACTTCCGGGACCGGTCACTGTTCGAGCGGTATCTGGACTTCACCACCACGTCGGTATCGTTCCGGGCCACACTGGCCGGCAACAGCTACGTATTTGATTTCCCTGCCGTTAAATTCACGAGCGGCGAAGTCGTAGCCGGCGGCAACGATCAGGACGTAATTGTTTCGATGGAATTCGAAGCGAAGCGCGACGCAACAAGCGGGTTTATGCTCGCTATTACCAGAATTCCGACTGGCACCGCATAAATAAAGTCGGGTAACAAGCCGGCGGGACCCTGAAAGTCCCGTCGGATTCTTTAACACACGGGAGCATTAAATGGATATCAAGAAACAGTATTCCACCGACAAAGACCTTGAAAATAATGGTGTTTGGGTAGACATCGGCGACGGCGCAAAGCTGCTTGTTGCCAGAATCAACAACCCGCATTACGCGGAAATGCTTCGCGCCAAAACGAAGCCGTACAAGCGTCAAATGCAGGCCGGCACCATGGACAGCGAGTTATCCACAGACATCATGATGGAAGTCTACGCGGCAACTATCCTGCTGAACTGGGAAGGCGTCACCGAAGGCGGCAAGGACGTACCGTACACCCGCGAGACAGCAGCGAAATATCTGCGCGACATTAACGACTTTCGCGGCGTGGTACTCGAAATCGCTTCTGGAATGGAAGCCTACCGCCAGCAAGACATCGAGGACGCAACAAAAAACTGATAGATGTCCTTGAATGGAACCTTGAATACGGTAAATTCTTGGACAAGTATCAGCAGATTTACGAAAAGACAGGAAAAAAGCCGTCCGCGCTCGCGAATCGTCCCGAAGTACGTCCGTTTCTGGTAGAATATTGGAATGGATTTATAAACCTTGACAAGTCGCGGGAATGGAGTATGGGCGGGCCATTCGGGATACGATACGCGGAAATTGTATCGTATTCAACAATTCAGCGTTTCAGCGACGAAGACCGGTCCGACTTTGCACACTACGTCGGAAAACTTGACACAGTCTATCTAAGCTGGTACGCGGAAAATGGCAGAACTTGAAGTCACAATTGACGGTTCCGGCGCTCGAAGGGGCGCGCGGACCGTCACACGTTCGCTTGACGACATCCGGAAGAAGACCGGCGAATCAGAACGTGCGTTCAAAAAGCAGGCGAAGTCGATCGACGGCGTCGAAAAGGCGATGGGGCAACTTCAAAAGGTTGCCGGGCCACTTATCGCAGCGTTCGGGGCGCAGCAACTGCTGGGCCTTGTCAACGATTACCAGACACTACAAAACAGCTTACGCGTCGTTACAGACGGCACAGACGAACTTGCCATGGCAAACGAACGGCTGTTCGAGATTGCGCAGGCAACCCGGCAGCCGCTACAGGCGACGGCGTCGCTGTATTCCAGGGCGTCTATTGCGGCAAAAGAGCTGGGCGCATCGCAGGAACAGTTATTTGACCTTGTTCAAGTCACTGGACGAGCACTGGCAGTCCAGGGCGGCAGCGCGGCGGAATCCGCCGGCGCACTCCGGCAGCTATCGCAGTCGTTTTCGTCCGGCATCGTCCGGGCGGAAGAGTTCAACAGTATTCTTGAAGGCGCGTTCCCGCTGGCACAGGCTGCCGCACGGGGCATCGAGGAAGCAGCCGGCAGCGTAGGCAAGCTGCGAAACATGGTCGTTGACGGCGAAATCACGTCGAAGGCATTTTTCGAAGCAATCCTGAAGGGCGGCGTCGAGCTGGAAGAGCAGTTCGCGAACACCGAAGTAACCGTCGGGCAGGCGCTGACCACTGTACAAAACTCATTCTTGCGGCTGGTAGGCACCGCGGCAGAAGCTTCCGGCGCGTCGCAAATGCTGGCCGAAGCACTGGTGGGCGTATCTGACGGTTTAGACACGCTGGGCGCGGCATTTTCCGCGACACTGGGACCCGAAGAAGACGTCACCGAAGGAATGCAGTTGTTTATTTCTGTGCTGCTGGTGGCAATGCGAACAGTCGGCATTTTCGGGGATTCACTGTTTACCACACTGACGACACCGTTCAAGGTCGCGGGCGACGCTATCGGCGGCACCGCGGCGGCACTTGTTGCGTTCGCGAAGGGCGAATTCAGCGAAGCGGCCGCCATTATGGACTTGGTGAGCGAAGACGCAGTCAATACAACCGTTCAGAATTTCAGCGAGTTACGCGAAGAACTGGTGGCGGACACGTCCGACACGATCGAATCACTTGTCGAATTGTGGGACAAGGGAGCTCGCGACATCGCGGATTCGCTCGAAGAAGTGGCGACGGGCGACACCGCAGCGCCGGCGGTCAGTGCGGAAGCCGTCACGGCACCGGTCAAGGCCATAAAGCAGTCATTCGAAGACGCAATGCTGCCGGGCGACCTGTTTTACGACATGCTCGAAGAAGGCGCATCGATCACGCAGTCAGTGCGCACGCCGATGGAAGAGTACGCCGACACGGTAATGAACTTGCAGTCGCTGCTTCAGGTAGGCGCGATAACGCAGGAAACGTTCAACCGGGCAGTAGAGCAGTCAGCGGAAAAAATGCGCGATTCCACGGCAGCGAGCGGCGAACTTGCGTCGTTCCTTGAGCAGACCAGCATCGCGGCGGCGCGGAACATCCAGGGAGCGTTCGCAGACTTCCTGTTCGACCCGTTTGATCAAGGGCTTGAAGGGCTTGTATCGGGTTTCGCAGACGCAATGAAAAGAATGGCCGCGGAAGCCTTGAGTCAACAGATTATTTCAGGTATATTAGGGGCTGCAACTGGTGGAGCAGGGGGC